GCGATCTTCAAGCCTTCACCTTACGACGCATCGCACGATTCGGCTTGAACGGCTTGATCTCCTTGGGACGCCCCAGCGCTTCCAGCGCCGGCTTCCAGTACATCTCAGCCACCCGGTCAGCATCGTAGGTCTGCGCGAACTGCACCGCAGCATCCTTCACCTTCTGGTCGCCGCGGGCCTCGTACGCGATCTCCAAGTTCTCGAGTATCGACTTAACCGAGGGCATGATGGCGAACGACATCTGCGCCCCGTCCCACCAGCGGTCACCGCCGACGAGCCACTGCGTCTGACTGAGCTCAGGCATCGACGAGTGGTCGGAGACGATGACCGGTACCCCGCACGCCTGAGCCTCGATGATCGGCACACCGAACCCCTCGGACATCGAGCAGTTCAGGAGCACGTCGAACGAGTTCATAGCCGCAGCGACGAAGTGACTGTCCATGACGTGAAGGTGCCACGCCTGGTCTTCGGGAAACGCGATCCTGTTCTCGGGAATCCCCATCGCTCGCGCCATGAAGATGAGGTCGAGCCCCGGTGGGGCAGTGAAAGCCTGGGTGTGGCAGTAGAGGTACACGTCGTCGTGGGCGCGACAGAAGTGCGCGAACGCATCGAACGCCTGGGGGAAGGCTTTCCTGCACGCGTGGGGGCTCCAGCCGCGGTTCGCACCCACCATTCCCACCACAAACGCGTCAGGAGGGATTCTAAGAGCCTCCCGGCCTGCCTCCCTACCATCTTCTAGGGGGCGAAACACCTTCGTGTCGACGCCGTGTGGGACGTACAGCGGGTTGAGCTCCGCGGTATTGAGCCACTTCTCACCGAAGCGCGACATGGCGATCGGTTGAACGCGCTCCTCCATCAGCACAGCAAGAACTCGCTGGGGAGGCGGTGCCATGTCGATCGGCGCCCACGCCGCCATCTTCACGTCCGGCCACTTGTCCGGCTCGAGCGTCCAGGCGTCGTACAGGCAGATCGTCCAGTCGGCTTCCCAGTGCTTGGCGAAGGTTGAGACGGTGGAGTTCGGGGCCGACGCGTCGAACACCGGGATGTCGTCCCAGAGGATCGTCTTACCCCTGACCCCGTGGTTGGCCGCGATTGCAACGTCGTGGCCCATATCGCGGATGCGTGAGCAGAAGAGAGCGGTCTGCTGACCGTAGCCAGAAGCCGCCAACGGGCTATTGGATAGCCAGAGGATTCTCATGCTTCTCCCGTGTAGTGGTGCCTATGGTATGACAGCGACCCGCCAGGTACACCCCAGCAGCGAGCCGTCGCCGCCCGTGGAGTCGAAGAGACCGAACTCCGTCGGCCCCTCGATGTCGCCCAGCTTGGCTCCCCCGTAGGTTCCCGTCGATCGAATAGCCGCCTCGACCGACTCGTCCTCGTCCGCGTCCATCATCGCGAGCAGCAAGTCCTGTCCCGCCTCGTTGTCTGCGGTAAGCACCCGGGCTCGCACCGTGAACCAGTACTGATGCTTGGCACGAAACGCGACGACCTCGGTGAACGGCGTCGAGGGGTAGATGTCGATTGCCGGCGGGGACGGGTTGGGATGCAGCCGGTTCTCCACCTGCAGGTTCGGGATCGCCGTACCAAGCTGGTCGTCGATCTGTTCAGCGAGCGCGTCCATGATCGCCGCGACGCTCACGCGATACCCCAGGAACCTTTCAAGACGGCGAGCTTGTGCGCGTGTCGATCCCAGGAGTCTCGTGCGGTATAGACCGACGTGTCATCACCGATGCCGATGATCCCGAACGGCGACTGCTCCTGCTTCCAGTGCTCCACCGCCCGCTCGAGGTTGACCTCGCGTGCGAGATGAGGAGGATTTGAGTACGGCAGTGTAGTGCCGGTGATGTCCGCGGTTCCGATCTCGTGGTCGATCTCTTCCGCCGCCGACTTGAGAACGCGCATCAACGCGTTGTGCCGAGTGCTGGCGTTGACCCTGAGCAACTGAGCAAGCTCCGACACCGAGGCGTACACGGGGCGATCGTCGGCGACGTTCTGGATCGGAAACGTCGGCTGCCCCGTCGAGGCGTCGGCGTCGATGAAGATGATCTTGTACCAGAGCTCGTCCGCCGTCCCCAGGTCGGTGGTGAAGTTGCGGTATGCCGGGTTCTCCGGGTCAGCGTCGACCGGCGAGAGCGCGATCGTCTCGAGCAACGTGAACACCCCGTCGGAGGCTGTGCCCTCGTATATCTCCGCGTCTGTCCACGGCTCACCGTCATAGCGCGGCGAAGGTCGGAAGTCCTCGAGTGTCACCACAACTGTCACGCCGGTACCTCCTCAACGTCTTCCTCGATTACCCCGGCCACGGTGTCGGAGATGTGGCCCAACTCACGTCCGTCGATCAACCCGACCAGCACGTCACCGATGTGTCCGGTGTAGACGGGGTCGAGATAGACGATTACCGGAGGCGTGAACGCCGTCAGTCCCCCGTACGCCTGTGCGAAGTACGGCCACGCGAAGGGGTTGGCGGCGAACATCTACTTCCTCGCCCTGAGCAGCACCCCTAGATCGTTGACCACGTTCCAGTAGTGCGCCCGCTGGAAGTTCTGGTTCTCCACGTTGCGAGCTAGGTAGTCGTCGGGCAGCCCCAGCAGCGACAGCGTCACAACCTCGAAGTCGCACTCGACCTGGTAGTGGTCGAGCCCCTGCGCCTCACGCCAGGTGCGGTCGAGGTAGTGCCAGGTGACCTCGTGGATGAACCGAACATGCGTCGGGTCCCAGAACGCCCTGTCTGAACGGACGTAGGGATGGATGATCTCGACCTGTCCCTGGTCTTTCATCACCCGGTGCAGCTCGTCGAAGAAGATCCACCAACCGTCCCTGTCCCAGCCTTCCCGGTGATGGGGGATGTGCTCGACGTAGTGGGAGCAGAAGGCGCTCTCCACGCATGAGGACTTGATCGGCCACGGCAAAACATTGAGGTCGTGGACGATGTCCGGGTCACCCGCGATGTCTATGCCCTTGAATCCCGGCTGCTTGTTCTGCCCGCAGGCGATGTCCAGCTTCTTCGGAGCGTGAACCTTCGTGTCCGTCTTCCCGTTCGACGGAGGCACTTTCGTCTTGGCTACCAACAGATTCCACTCCCCACGTCGAAGTGCCCTACACGGACACGAGTGTCACACGCCACTTTCCAGCCCGCTTTACGAGCATTGGCAAAGAAGAATAAATCTTGAGTCCCTGCCTGCCCGCCCTCTTCGGGTGACCACGTCTGCACGGTCTTGAACCACGGCTTCGGAATCTTCGGGTCTCGGAAGACCTCCATGTCGTACAGCGTGAACCCCATGCCGAGTCCATTGCACTCCTGCAGCGCGTCGATCTGCACCTGCTGCGGCTGGAACGAGAGCGCACCCTTGGGGTCGCCGTAGATCATCGGCTGCCCGCCCTCGCCCTTCGTCCAGTACAGCCCTCCGACCGCCGCATACCCGTCGATCGACTCGATGAGCTTGAGCAGCCCATCAGGCGGCGGCATGTTGTCTTCCTCGAGCGTGAGCAGGTACTTGAACTTGCTCAGTTGCTCATGTCCGAGGATGAGCTCGACCGCTGCGTTGTACGCGTCACCGACCTCGTAGCCGGACACGAACAAGCGCATGAAGGGGTTGTTCATCGGGGTCATCAGCCCCATCCAGTTCTCGACCACGCGAGCGGAGATCAGACCCCGAGTCGGGACAACGCAGATGGTGGAGAGGTCGCGGTACTGCTTGCCGCGCTCCAGTCTCTCCCGCGAAGCCTCGAGGTCTGTGTTGTGCAGCCCCAGGTCGCCGCCGATGATGATCTGAGGGTCAGGCATCTGTCCACGCTATCGACGCGTAATCGGAGGTGGTGAGGGGAATGAGCGCAACGCCACTGTCGATCCAGAACGCGGATGCCTGGGTGATCGTACCGCCGTCGATGGTGCCGATGTTTGTCATCGGGGCCGTGTGAAGTTGTTGCGACAGAGCCGAGCCGTTGTACTGCGCGACCTCCGTCCAGTCGCCGCCGGTCTCACCCGTGAACGCGCCAATGACAGCACTGGCGCGAACATTCACGAGGTTGATAGCAAGGCGGTGAAGTCCAGTCGTCGTAACCCCACGGTCGAGGATTGTCGTGTCAGTGACAATGCCGGTCTCACCACTCGCCTCGCGAACATTGGCGATTGTCCCGCCCGTAGCGACACCAGAGAACTCGTACATGCGAGCAATAGTGGTGGCGGTGCCTGCGGCGAGCGTGACATCGCGGGTGCATGTTCCGTCCGCGATTACGCGTCCGAACTGCACCACTCGGTTGGTGGAATTGATCCATGAGGTCATCGCGCCGACCGTCCCATCCAGACCTGCGACGTTAGAAGAGCTACCAGAGACGAAGGCACCGCCTCCGGTGTCGTCCGAATCGAAGCAAGCAGCCATGAGGAAGTTCCCGGCCGTGCAGCCCGTCTTCGACACCGTCTGTGTCCCTGCCACCAGTATCTCCAAGCCTGTTCCAGCACCCACGAAGACCGGAATGCTCATCAGGCGTATCCAGGTGAGACGTAACTCACCCCCACACCAGCGGGGCAGAAGTCACCACCAGAGGGAACCCCGAAGCGGAGCTTGCCCGACCAGTGAGGAGTAAGACACGACTGCCCGGAGGCGGTTCCTCCTGGCGG